CATTCCCGTGGTCACGCGAAGCTTTTTGGTTTAGGTATTGTGCATAATCTCCTTCACTTAAAGCTGCCTGAGCTGCTGCATCATTATTAAAGGCAAGGGAAACGGTCTTGACTGGCATATAAGATGTAGTAAGGAATTTTTCTGAATCAACAACCTGAATAGTAAACATATATTTCCATGAATATCCATCAGACTCTGCTGTTGGTACTGTTAGTGTTTGGGTAGGCTGTACTGTTGAAACAGTTGGACCTTTTACAATACATTTATAACACTTAAACTCAGCTGTAAGAATATAGAATGCTTTATCGAATATAGCACCATCATTAGAATCCCAAGCAAAATATGAACTACCTGAAGCCCACGTATATCTTGGTACTACATGTGAAATATCTGTAGCATTAATTTTTTGCATAGCCATAAAGTTAGCTCTTGCTTCCCCAATATCATCTATATGATCATTTGGCGGGAATTCGCTCCCAATGTTTGTTGAATCGGTTGTATCTGAAGTAGTACTTGACCAAACATCTGATTTTCCAATAGCGATGTATACGCTACTAGAACCAACGTTTGATTTAAAGTTCTCTGCATTTACGACCCTAAAATCTGATGTGACTATTGCCGTCATTTTCGTTTCCTCTTATTATATTGTGTCAACGTTGACAAAACTGCCGACGTTATATCTATTTATACTAGTTGAACTGAGGTTTTGTAGCTCTATTGCTCCTAATTGCTCAATTCTATTGTTATTATTAAACAACCTTTCTTTATCAAAAGGTGCTTTTAGTTCAAACGGATTGGTTTCATCCAATGTACCACTTAAATTTTCTTTATGATTTAACATTAATATTAATATTGATTCAAGATCTTTCGCTCTTTGTTCATTATTAACTTGACTTCCTATTCTTGCTTCTGGATCTACAACATAGCCATTTCCAGCTTGGGTTATAGTTGAACCGGTTATTTCACCATCAGCATTTAAATTCAAAGTCGCTGCAGCTTGAACGTTTGTTCCTAAAAGATTTCCATCTAGATCTGTCGATGTTGGAAGTTCAAATACCAATGATGGTGCTGAATCATATCTCTTCTTAGCTGCTAATCCACTTATATTTATAGCTGCTACTTTACCTGTATTTGGATTAGCTGTTACTGAAGCTGCTATGTTTGCAAATCCAGATCCAGCACTATTGATTGTAATATTATCAACATCCACCTGGCCTGTTGCTGTTAGCCCAACTGTTACCTGTGGAGAAACTAAACTTTGTCCTGATATAGCAACACCGTTAAACGAAATCGTTGGTGCCGCCGCATACCCGAATCCTGGTTCTGAAAGTTCTATTTTAGTTAATGCACCAGATGCATTTATTGTTAAAGAGAATGTAGCTGATTTGTGTATCTTAGCTTCTACACCTGGCAAGAAAGAGGATACGAATGATTGAACCAATAAAGGTAAATCTTCAATTCCAATTGCACCAGGTTGTCTTACTGGCATTGCAGAGTTTAAGTCTCTACTAATTCCAGCAACTGCAGGAAGCTGTTTCCTGAATGCAGTTATACCTGTACTTACTAAGTCAAGTAAGATTAGAATTTCNCCAAAGAAAATAAATCCAGCTGGATGTACTAATTTGTCATAAACGTTTTTCCAATCNGATACATTCTTACCTGTTTGGATTAAATAACTAAACTTTTGGAATCTAAAACTATCTTGTAACTTTATTCTATCAGATAGAAATCCTTTGTTATCTAAATATCTATTTTGATTTGTATCGTAATTACCNGAAGAAGGTATAAGTGTTTTATCATAAGGTCTTGACACAATTACTTGTTCATTAAATAGTAATCTAAAGAATATTTCAATACTATCTGAATTACCTCTTACCTTATAAAAATCTAATATTTGCTTATATAGATTTCTCTTATTAACTGTTACGTTCCTAGGTATAGCAGCAGCAATTTCTTTTTGCATTAACTCTAAATAGTTTAAAGAGTTTTTATCTATATCTAAAGCTCCTTCGATAGAGCTCATTACGTTGGAAGGTCCTGGTCCAACCCATTTCTTTACGATTGTTGTAAGCGAACATTGTAAGCTATTGAATCCAGCTAAACCATTGACTGTATATGTTTTACCAGTTTCTGTAGCTAAGTTTTTTAAAGAACCTGGTAGTTCATTACCATTTGTAATTGCAACCCGTTGATCTGTCAAAGGGAAGTTAACTTTAGTTCCATCTAATTGGGTAATAGTAAGAGTTGAATTAGATCCATCAAAGTCTGTAAAGAATTGATCATTATTATTTTCTGGATCTGATATTCTGAATTGTGCTTGTCCACCTAATATAAAATCATTAAAAGTTAATGTTTCTTGATAAATAAATTCGTCTAAGTTTAGGAATGTATAATAAGCTTTAAGTAACTCATCCAACATCGGAGCATCTTCGAGTATGTGCGCGGGAAGAAGCTGTGAATATCGAACGTCTTCTTTCGTTTTACCTTTTGTCGAACTAGAAGATTCTATATATCCTGGGGAATTATTTTCAGTATAAGTTGGCATTATTTAAATCTAGATGTNGTGGTATAATTAATTGAACCAGTTGAACCACTAACTGCAATTGTATCTATCTCTGGAGTAATTGTTACTCTTAGATCCTCAATTGATAATAANTGATCTCTTTTTGGAGCTAAGTCTAATGAATTAGGTGTAACAGTTAATCTTATAACAGATGTATCATCTGGTTGAAAACTATTTAGTGTTAGTTTACCATTTACTACATCAACTGTACCGGCATTTGTTATTACAGTAACATTTAATCCTGCAACAACCTTATAAACTATAATTTGTCTTTCAGTAGAAGCAGTGATAGGTATATCACCAAAGAAACACTCTTCTCCATTTATTTTAAAAGCTGTACTATTTAAAACAAAAGTTGATGAATTTCCAGATTGGAAAAATGGTGATGAAAAAGTTAAACTAAAATTATTTAATCCTGTACTAATTGGGGTAATATTCTGGAACATACGAGGTCGAATAGTACTATTTAGGATCGAAGGATCCGAGTTGTCTATATTTCTTAATAGCTCTGAGTGTCTGAATACACCATCAAATTTATTTAAGTTATTAAAGTTATAATTTTTAATAGTATCTCTTACCACTGTTTGTAGATCAGTAGTACTTCTATCTGTTAAGTTTGGATTAAATTTAAAAAATACATCTAATTCTAGGTTAGTAAAATTAGGATCTACGATTTCTGGTGTAATAGAAACCACGTTTTTACCTTTTAATATAACACCAGTTATTTGTTGTTTTTCTTCTGTTGTAAGTACTGTTGATAGTAATGGTTTAATTGCAATATACGCTTTTCCATATTCTGGTGGATCCTGATCTTCTCCACCCCACGTTGATATAGAATCTATATTTGAAAATGATTTTTTAATAATTGCTGCATAATCATCTGCTGTTACTGCTCTGTTTTGACTAGTAAAAGTAAGTGGAGCATTAAATCTAATTGACTCAGATGTTTCTTGATCAACACCACCAGAGGATAAAGCTTTTGTTGTAACAGTAATTTGTGAATATCCACTAACACTGTCAACCATACTAAACCCATCAGTAGCATTAATTGCTTTACCTGCACCATTGCTATCTTTACCTTTTGTTATAACATAATCAACAGTAACAATATTATTATTAACTGGCTTAAATCCTGTTACTCCATCACCAAAGTATACCTCGAAATATTCGTTTGAATTTTGTTGTAAGTAATAGGTTTTAGTCTCTGCATTAACTGAAGAAAGACTTTCAAATTTAGTGTAGATATCAAATGAACTACTTTCTTCGTTTTCTTGTACACGAATTCTTAAAGTAGAAGTATCAGCTGAATCATCTGTTAATTGAAACTTCTGATTCTCTACATCGTTATCAACTCTATATTTTATTTCTCTGAACGATCCCTCGCATATACTTACATTAGGGAATGTAAAAATCTCATTATCATCTATAATTGCAGTATGATTATCTAACACTACGTATTGGAATTCTTCTCCACCTACTAATGTTTTTAGTTTTGTTCCTCTCGCGAGAGTAAGCGTTGATGGTGGATCTCCGTCTTCGCTTGCAACATTAACTAAAATATCTATAGTAGATCTAGGTGCGAGTATTGATCTTGGGATATATCCTAATAGTTTTGCACGAGTAACAACGTTACCTCTTATCTGCGCTGAATCTAAGAAAGCTTCATTTAATGCAAAGTGTGCATTCATAGCTTGATAGTGTGTATTATATGCTAGAACATCTAGTAATACACTCATACCAGAACCATCAAAATCATAATCATTGAATTCTGTTTGTTGCTTTAGATATGCTTTTAGATTTGATTTTATATCATCGAAATCTAATTCTGTAACCTTTAAATTTGTAGCCATTATCGTAACCTTCTTAATACTATTTCAACAGCGTCATTGCTATCGTATTCTTTTATTTTAAACTTAACCAAGATCTTGTAAGCGTTATCATCTGGTAAATCTTTTATATCAATATCTTGAACTATAATTCTGGGTTCGTGATTGTTTAAAACGTTTGATATATTTTCTCTTAATGCTATTTTCGTAAGAGCATCAGCTGGTTCAAATAATAAACCTCTTAGGTTAGCACCCAAGAATGGCTGAAATGGTCTTTCGTTCGCATTTGTAATTAAAAGGTTCTTAACAGCATTCTTAACTGCATTATCATCTTTTAATACGTTTAAATCCTTTCTAATAGGATGAATGGCTAATGTTAGATCTAAATCTCTGTGACCTTTTCTACGAGAAACAACCTTCGCCTTGGAAAGATTTCCGGATATGCTTTTATCTGATTGTATTAATGTTGAAGCCATATATCTATTTATACGTTAAGTAGCAGCAGTTGGACTATTGGTTTCTGGATTAGATTCTTTATCACCAGTAGTATCTGCGCCCTGACTGTGTGTATGTGTTGTTAAAGCAACTGATTCATCACCTTCAGATTTAGCTGTTATTTCTTTTGCACCAGTAACATTTTCTGTTACATGCAGTGTTCCTGTGATAGTTGTATTACCATCTATGTTTACTATATCATTTACTGCATCGATACTAACTGTTCCTTCCTCGTTAATATTAATTGTTGTTCCACTCTTATGCTTAATATTTATCCTTGTAGCACCATCTGTATTATCTAATTCTATTAAATGTCCTGCAACGGTTTTTGTTACTTGGTTTAGGTTAGCATCATCTACCTCTGTCGGAACGTCTGATGTATTTGCCTTATTCCCGTATGTTCCTTGGAATCCTAATGAGGTATCGATTGCCTTCTCTGTGAAAGACATAATACTTCCTAATATAATTGGATCTTGTGAGCTAGGTCCATCACGGAAGAATCCAACCACCCAAGAACCAGATAACAATTGATGGTTTTGTCCTATACCTTCTACACTTGGAGAAGTGTTTGGCATCATAACTGTAGCAAATGGAAGATCTTCAGTCTTGACTTCCACCTTATCGTCTGTGTGATATCCAAAACATCTTACCTTTACTCTATTTAATTTCTTAGGATCATTTGTATCTTCCACTACTCCTATGAACCAATCGAATTGGCCGCCTACAAATTGATCATCTTGTCTTAACATTATTTCTCCGGTGCAATTTCGCGTTCAACAGAATCTTTCTGTACTTTTAAAGTCATAGTATATTCTTCTGGTCCTATAAAATGAATAATAGAAGTAACTAAATAATTACCACCAAGGTATTTATCTAAAGGAACAGTAGGTTGATCTTGCTCTAACATATCAGAAGCTTTTACAATATTTAATTTTACCTTTTTACCAACTGCCATTTCAAAATCACCAGCTATTGAAAAACTGTGTGTCATGAAGTTCATAGTAGATAAATGTGATTGTGCTTTTAATAAAGTAATGTGATTCGGCTCGTGATAGTTTTTATGACTTGGGTATGCATCTGTATTTCTAGAAACGAAATGATGCTTACCGCCTTTTAGATCAGATAGTTTCCTATCTGTAAATTTAGTATCATCTGTGAATGGTTTGTTCTTATTAATTTTTTTTGGCTTAGCCTTATCATAATTAAAAAAGCTTTTCTCATAATTTTTCTTAGAAATATCTAGTGAGTGTAATGTTGAAGCATAAGATCCATTTGCCATTCCTTCTAACTTAGACATTCCTAACTCAGAACCAAACTGGTTAATTCTTCTTGCTTGTTCATCATAAGCTTCTTTCGTACCCATTTCAAATTCAAAGAATGGTTTAAATTCATATTCTCTATAAACGTCTTGGTCGATTAAATTCTCTAATGAGTTAAATTGTATTCCTTCTTTTACGGATTGGTAAAAATAATATGGTGTTCCATTATCGTATGCATTTCTAAGTAACCAATTAATAGATTGCATTGGTCTTAATGTAGGATATATTCCTTTGATTACTTCTTGTGTGTCTGTATTAATTTCACATTCTTCTATTTTTAAATCTTTATCACAAATATTTTTTACAAGTTTACCTATTGAACCCTGAAAGCTTCTTCTTAATACTTTAGTTTGATTGTTAAATATATGAGGTGATACACATCTTAGTTTATAGTATTGTGTGCCTGGATCATTTCTAATATAATTAAATATCTCTGCAATGTTTAAATCTATATCAAATTTCTCTTTGGAATCCCTATCATCTCCACCTGCTTGTCTTTGTATTTTTAATGAAACTTTTTCATGACCATTTATTTTACTTAGCTCTAAGAAGTTAGTCGAGTCTTGGATATATAAAATGCATTCTAAAAAAGGTTTGTTTATGTCTTCATATATTTCTATCTTTTGTAATTGATTCTTTATATCAACTACGGTAGAATTATATGTTTCTACTTTAGCATGAACTACGCTAAATGCTTCTGGATTAACAGAAACCTCTCCTACTACTTTTGCTGTTCTAGGCATTTAATAAAGTCTCGAATTCGTCTGCAAATTGTTCTATATAAGAAGGTGCTATAACTCTGATTCTAGATCGCTCGTCATTAATCTCCTCAACAACTGCACGATTAGATTTAAAAGATAAATCACTAGTTGGAACACCACCTTGAATATATGCTGCATTGGTTACAGGTTTTTCATCTTTGTCACCCGTAACAAACCAATGGTGTGGAGCTTCTGAATATTTGTATGCTTGATATGAGTCAACAAAATCACCAGTTGTTTGCCCAGTTATTCTTTCGGTTGTGTTTGTTGGTACTGTTGTTGGATCACCGAGAAATGCACCAGTAACATTTTGAACTACAATTTGATTTAAATCTAAATCTTTTTTAGTTAACGTTCCAGATGCTCCTGATGTTGCCCCAAGTATTGTTTCGCCTAGTTGGAATAGCCCAGTAGTTCCTGTTGGAGTTAGACCTGCTAGGGAATTATTATGTGCTACTATAAGACCGTCACTTGTTCTGGATATATTTGGATTTGTTGTAATAACATATCCTTCATATTGTCTTTGAATGTATGTTAACATATCTTCTTGTGACATTGGCCAAGATTGTAATCCATCATGTAAAAAATCGTTTATAATAAAGAAAGTCCAATAGAAGTTTTGATTACCATATAGATTTCTAGAAATAATGTCAGGTCTTTCTCCATTCTTTACTTCATAATAAGTATAAGCTGACGTTGAATCTATAAAGTTTTGTAATGGTCGAACACTTCTATAAATGTCTACCATATTATTAATTACACCTTGACGGTTAAAATCGTATTCTACTTTTGGGAATTGTTTAAAAAATGCCATTATCCTGTACCTTGATGTGATCCTGGTCTACTATAATCATACGAAGGATCATCTGGACCAGAACTGTCTTTATATAAATCGTTTCTTGTAAGCATTTTAGCTTCACTAAAGCTTAGGTTTAAATTAACTGCTGTTGGTTGTCCATCTGTAAAGAATGCATTTGATTCAGGATTAAACGTTGCATCGACACCTGCTAAATAACAATCATGAATCATTGGCATATATCTGTTTTCTTTTTCACCAATAAAGAATTGTATTTTAAATTTAGGAGGATAAGTTAAAGAGAATCCTGTTTTAGTTTCAGGATACATGTACTTTCTAAAGAAGTTTTCTATGCGTCTTGCATCTTCTGCTTCCTCTGCAGATTCGGGGACCAAGGTAAATGCAAAAGAAAATGATCTTAGATTCACACCTTCGAATGCTAATGCTGTTTGGGGGTTAAATGTTACTCCAGCTTCGAATGCTCCTTTCGCACCAGCACCACCCATATCACCAGTTAATCCTTCGATTGCTTTTAACCCCATGACAGTTTTATCTGATTCACTAAAGATGTCTTTTGCTTTAGTATCAGCGCCTTTATTTACTATCCTGTCTGCAGCTTTTAATGTTCCTAATTCTAAACCATTAAAACTTGCACCATCTTGAACTTGGAATCCAGCTGGAATGAATAAATGTATTCTATCAACTTCTTCCGTAATATTTTCTGCTTGCTTTCCTGTAAGCGAGAAACATACATGTGGCATGTTATTATCGATTTTAGATCTTAAGTCTCTAGGAAATGCTATTATTTTTTGTTTCGTTGCCATTTTTTACCTGTATAAATAGTATTACTATTAAAATGTATATAGGTTTATTTATATGAGTTACAAAGGTAAATATAAAATTAAAAAGAAACAAAAGTACGCGGGCGACGCGAGCAAGGTCGTGTACCGTTCTTTATGGGAAAGACAGTGCTTTAGATGGTGCGAGGATAATCCAAAAGTAAAATTTTGGAATAGTGAAGAAGTAGTTATACCATATAAGTACGAAGTAGATAAAAGATTACATCGTTATTTTGTGGATCTATTAGTTCAAATGGAGAATGGTGAAACATATCTAATTGAAATTAAACCTAAAAAAGAAACAGTTCCACCAAAAAAACCGAATAGAAAGTCCAAAAAGTATTTAAAAGAAGTACTAACATATGTTAAAAATACGAATAAATGGTCAGCTGCTTCGGAGTACGCTGATGCTAAAGGGTGGAAATTCCAGATCTGGACAGAAGATACTTTAAAGAATTTAGGCATAAAACTACTGAAGAGTTAGCATAAATAGATATATGGCAAGTTTATTCGATACATTAGCATCCCAAGCATTTCGCGCAGGCGTAACTACAAGAACAGACGCAAGCAAAAAGTGGTTTCAAAAGAGTGTAAAAGAACTTGGTTCAGTTAGTAGAGAAAAGGTATTAAAAGATAGTGCATTAGATCAGGCAAGTAAAACCCTTGCTGGTAACATGTACATGTATTTCTATGATCCAAAATTTAAAGAAGTATTACCTTACTATGATAGATTCCCATTAACTATAATGTTAGAACCTGCCAAAGGTGGATTCTATGGATTGAATCTACATTACTTAAATTATAAAACAAGAGCTTTATTCTTAGATGAACTTATGGCAACCGCACCGGCTAAGATAACAGATAAGAGTAGAATAAGAGCAAGATACAAATTATTAAAAGGTGTAAGAAAATTTAAAGAATTTAAACCGTGCTTTAAGCATTATTTGACTGGACATATCCAATCAAGAATATCTAGAGTACCTATGGCAGATTGGGAAATAGCTATATTTCTACCAACAGAGCAATTTAAGAAGAAAGGTAAAGTTGCAGTTTGGGCAGAGTCAGCTAAAATTGCGAGGGGATAATGAGTATAGAAGCTATTAAATCAACGATAGGAAAGAAAGGTGGTTTAGCACCATCAAATAGATTTCAAGTTATCTTTGCTCCACCTGCGGTTTCATTACTAAACCTAAATCCAGAGAACATTGTTGGTTCAATTATTTCTGGTGGTTTTAGTATACAGAATTTAATTAATGATCCGAGGGATATATCTATTCTCTGTTCGAAAGCTAGTCTTCCGGGTAGAACAATATCTACATTTGATGCAGATATGCATACACAGCAGAATAAATACCCTCAGACATTTATTGATGAAGAAGTTAGTATGACTTTTAAGTTAACTAACGACTATTATATTAAGAATATGTTCGAGACTTGGATGTCTGGCATATTTGATACAGAATCTTATCGAGTAGGATTTAAAAAAGATTACTCGGTTGATGTGGTGATTCAGCAGCTAAACCAGAAGAATATTCCGGTCTATGGAGTGAAATTAGAAAAATGTTTTCCGATTGGCTTATCTGCTGTTGAATTAGATAATACGGCAGATAACCAAATGCAAGAAGTAACAATAACCTGGGCTTATGATAAGTATAAACCAGAAGGACCATTAAGTTCCACCGCTTCTGCACTTAGATCTGCTGTTGATTTTTTAACTTAATGAGAGGATAATATTATGGCATTGCCACAATTAAAGACGGCAACTTATTTGACAAAAATTCCGTCCACTGGTAAAGAGGTCGAATTTAGACCTTATACCGTGAAAGAAGAAAAAGTATTGATGATTGCTTTAGAGTCGAAAGACCAAAAGCAAACATTTAGAGCTTTAAAAAGCGTAATTGCAGATTGCGTAAATGATATTAATTTAGATAAACTAACAATATTCGATTTTGAATATTTGTTTTTACAACTCAGAGCCAAAAGTGTTGGTGAAGTGGTTGAACTAAATATGAAATGTCAGGATAAAGAATGTAATGGTGTTACAGCTATACAGGTTGATTTAGATTCCATTGAGGTTTCTGATCTACCAGAATCTAATGTTATACCATTAGATGATAAAATAGGTATAACATTTAACTTTCCATCTTTATCAACTGCAGAGAAATACCAAGAGATTGGTATTGATAAAGTAGAATCAGTATTCGAAATGATTGTTGATTGTACTGAATCCATATATGACGAAGAAGAGGTATATGATTGTAAGAATGAAAAAAGAGAAACAGTTAATTCGTTTTTCGAGAGCTTAAGCTCAGGACAATTTTCTAAAGTTTCAGAATTCTTTCAAAAAATGCCAACTGTTGAACATGACATCAATTGGTGTTGTGTGAAATGTGGAAAAGAAAATGAAGTAAAGCTAAAAGGACTCGAAAGTTTTTTTATCTAGCCCTCTCGCACGATAGTCTTGTAAACCATTACAAGCTAAACTTTGCGATGATGCAACATCATAATTATAGTTTATCAGAACTAGAAAATATGATACCATGGGAGAGGGAGATATACGTTGCTCTCTTGCAGGAGCACATAAAGAAAGAGAACGAAAGGCTTGAAGAACAAAAAAGGAAAATGAGACGATGAGCGATAAAGAACAATTCAGCGGTGACATGAGCCGTAATGAGGTTGAAATAGATCTTAATAAATTCATGGAACTCGTAACTGAGAATTCTGCTCTTAAAGCGGAGATCTTACAATTAAAAACAGATGCTGAACCAGAAAATCCTTGGCAAAGATGGATATACCTATCAAACATGGTAGATTCGTGGAGGATTTTCCCTAGAGCATTTTTAAGTGTTTACATATTCCTATTGTACTATTGCACAATGTGGTTTATGGATTTAGAATCCCCTAGTATGGAACAATCAGGTTTAATCAGTATCGTAGTTGGTGCAGGTGCAGCATGGTTTGGTTTATATGCAGGTACCGCTAAAGACAAAATTAACGGAAACGGAAAATAGGGTATACCCATGGCAGAAGACGATAAAAAAAATCCACCGCAACCTGGTCCAGAAGGAAGAAAGTCCAACGATACAGATAAAGCTCTAAAGAGAGCAAATACTATATCTGAGAAACAAGGAAAGAAACAAGACCTTCTAACAAAATTAGGTGAGGTTGCAAATAAGTTAAAAGAAACGGAATCAAAATCGTCTGATGCCAAGCACTCACAACTAGAAGGTTTCTTTGATGAAATCGCTACCACAGTACAGAATACTGATGGGAGAAAAACATCTGTCCTCCTCGATCAATTAGATAAACTAACCGAACTCGAAAAGAGTGTTGATGAAGAGATAAAGACTGCAGAGAAAGCAATCAATAACGACGATGTAGTTCGTGGTTTACAAGACTTAGTAGAAGATAATAAAAGACAAACATCATTACTTGAAGCAGATTCTACCGCAGCATTAGAATTACAAAATCAGATTAGACAATTAAATAGTGGTTTCTATAGCGGAGAATTCTTTAACGATCCAGAAGCTGATGCACGTGCAGAAATATTAAAGGTATCATTTGAATCTGCCCAAGCAGATTTAAAAGCCGCTATCGAATCTGGAGATATGCAAGCACAAGATCTTGCAATGAAACAACTTGAAGAGATAAAGGCAGGAGCTGAGTCAGAAGAGAATCAAAGAGAAGCTAGAAAAATGAATCAATTAGCTAATGATAGATTATATCAAATAGCTGATGCGACAGAAAAGACCGCAGAAAATGTTGGTGAAGCTATCTCGGGCGCTCTCGCGGGGGCGGGAATATTAGCTGGATTAGTAGGATTTGCCTTACTCTTCTTAGATCCTGAAGCATTTCAATCTATAGTTGAGGGAATAATCAATCAAGTTTCTGGAGTTATTGATATTATATCAGGAATAATCTCAGGTGACTTTAGCTTAGTAATGAGTGGATTAGGTGACTCATGGCAATTAATGTTAGGTGTTGCCTTAGCGTTATTACCGAAAGTAATAGGTATTCTTTCTAAGTTAGTAAAAGGAATTAAAGTATTTAGAATCTTTATGATGGGTTCATTTATACCTGGTATGGTTGGGGCATTTACTAGTATGATGACTGCAATGACTCCAATACTAGCTGCAATGGCACCGGTACTATTACCAATATTAGCTATAGCAGCTGCATTCGGATTACTAATGTTAGGAGTAAGAGCAATAAGAGATGCAATGGGATTTGGATCTATGTTCGATGTTATAAAGGTTGCCTGGGCTTACGTAAAGGACGGTATGGCAATGTTCGCGAATGTCTTTATTGATATATCAAATATGATCATGGGACTGGTCGGTAAGTTTGCTAAATTCCTAGGTTTTGAGGTTGAAATGCCACAGCTTGATAGAATGGCTACAGATAATGCTGAGAAAGCGAAAGAAGCTGCTCGCCAAAATAAAGTTAGACTTGATGAAGAGAAAGCANTAGAAGAAGAAAAAGAAAAGCAATTAACTATTGAACAAGATCTAGTACAAGAACAAGCTGAAATACCTGAGATTGATCTTACTACAGTTCAACCAACACTAAGTGCTGATATGATGGAAACAACTCCGGATATAGATGCTAATGCAATTAACAATCTATCTTTAGATAATGCATTAGAGAAAGGAAATATGTCTGGTGGTGATTCTATTGTTACTCAAGTTACCAAACAAGGTAATAGCCAAGTTACTACTACTAGCATTACCACAATCCAAACACCGCTCACCCGAGCATCTAATATATTAGGTTCAGTTACTGCTAGGTGATAGTTCTTAAGCTCTTATTAGGATTAGGTAAAGAAGAAGAATTCAATCCAACCTTATTCAATATATTCGTAACAGCTGTTGCTCTAGGATCAGCTTTCTTCGGTTCAATACTTATTATCATTTATATAAGTTTATCCATCATATAAAAAAAAGGCCGAGTATCCTATGAGGATATCTCGACCTTTAAACCTGTAGTATTGAATACGATAGATTGTGCTACACGTTACTCAAATTAATCAGATGAGGCTAATTTATTAAAATAGCTTAATGTATCATCTTCTGATTCAGAAGAACTTCCAAATGATTCTGCTTCCGCAGTACTCATTACAGGAGCTGCTTGAGCTGGAGCTGATTCCATAATGGATTCTACTGCTTCAACACCTGCGCTTACACCAAGTACTTTATTTAGTTTAGCTTTCAATTCAGCATAAGATTTATAATTTTTAGGATCGTTAAACTCTGTAAGAGAATAGATCATATTATAAGTATCTTCTAATTGACTTTCGTCGCCACCATGTAATGGTGCTGCTGATGAAAATTCTGATTTATCATAATTAACCCAACCATCAACTTTTCTAATTTTGATTTTAAAGTCAGCGCCTTCCCAGAAGTCATAAGGATTTACTGGTTGTTCATCTGCAAAGTTTGGTTGCATAGAGTCCATGATTTTATCAAAGATTCTTTTACCAAATTTGTATAGGAACACTTTACCTTCATTCTGAGGATTTTCAGGATCAGAAATAACTAGAACATTACTTACATAATGTAAACGCCTTTTCCTTTCCCTCGCTAACGCTTTATCTTCATCACGACCAGTATTCCATAGAATAGAATTAGATTCTGAAACAGGATCTGGTTGTCCAATAGACGTTAATGAGTTTTCAATGTACCATTGACCATTAGGACCTTTGAATCCGTGATCCCAGTATCTTACCCAAGGAAGATCTTCACCTTCTTTGGCAGGTAAGAACCTGATTACCGCGTAACCGTTTCCTGCTTTGTCTCTGGTTGGTTTCCAAATACGGTTATCTTCGTAAGAAGTAGTTTCCGTTTTTGGGGTTGAAACTGCTTCCGCAGCCTTTACGAGTTTGTCGATTGACGAGCCTCGTGAGCTCTTTAAGTTTGCAAATGACATGTTATTTTTCTCCGTTTGCTTTTATATTTACTGTATTGTCCACTTTATTCATAATTTATACCTTATATTATACCACATTATGCGGCATTTGTAAACCCTTTCTTGACAATATTTAACATCTTGACATGATCGAATTTAACGAACGGGCCATATTTCCTGATCTTCCTCGAGATATCTGGCCAAATAATTGTCTCAGTTATCTTTTTAGATTCACGTTCCATAAACCCTAGCATTGCGTCGAGAATGATAACTGTTTCCAGATTGATCTCTTCTCTCATCAATAATTTTATTATCAATGGATGGGTTTGACTCGTTATAAAAAACTTGTCGAACTCTATATCCATATCTACTAATGTATTTATATCCTTTTGAAACTCACGTGTAAGTGATTCCATTACTTTCTTATGCTGCATATAATTAGATTCACCTTCTTCATTAATCATATCACCAACATAAGAAACCCCGTTTTTAAAGTTAGCTACATAGTAATCCATTAGATTATCTTTATAGTTTTTAGCTAGCTTTGCAAAGAAGTATTTATCTTTTCTAGCGAAGAAGGTCTGTGGCTTTACGTTAGACTTAAAATTATATTTAATAGCATCATATGAGTCTTGCTCGAAGTGAAGCTTAAGCGCATTGTAAAGTTTATAAGATTCAAATGGATCCATCAATCTTGGTTATGCCTCCGATCCATTTGTTGTTTAATCTGTTCAGCTTGCAGCCGAATTAATTCTGCTTGGTCTTTAATTTTCTTATTTTGAAATATTAGTTGTTGCTGTTGTTGTTGTGGTTGACTCATATTGTTTACCAGTTATGTACGTTTCCTGCTATGATAATAAAGCATGTGAAGAAGTTAACACCAACAATAACAGTTCTTATTATTGCAACCTTATCTGCTTCTGCATCTGTGGCTCCTTCTTTTTCACCTATGGCTTTTGCCCATAGTCTCCATGCACTTTTCATATAGGTAATTTGTTACCTTTGTTTCCACCTCGGATTAAATTTAATCCAGAAGCTTCTTCTGTTAGTTTTTCTTTTAAGGAATCAGACAATAGTTTTTTAATATTACTATAATCCATTCCTCTTTTTGTAATGATATAAGTCATAGCATCTATATAACTCATCTTATTACTTGCAACTAATTCCTCAACAGCTGTTGAGAATCTTTTCTTAGTCATTATTTTTTCTTTTAATATATCCATCATATTACTCGCATTATAATACAGTCCTTATTAATTCGTCCTGTAGGTTCATAAATCTTTGTTGTTAAACTTTTCCATATTCTCTTTATTTGGAATTCTGATTTGTTTAAAATCTGTGGTAGTATTTCATCCGGCTTTCTTAGCTTAGTTACTTTACTTAATTTAGGATCAAATCCCTTTAGTGTAGATCCAACAACTTCGAAACCTTTACCACTATCAGTAAAGAACTCTGTCAATTTACCTTGCTTAGTATTGTATATCCAAAGTTTTGTTTTGGTTGGTATTAATATTGGATCAATGGATGTTAGCTTAGAATTTAAGTCTTCTTTCATGTAGTTAAGTTTAGATACCTGTTGTTCATTGCTTCTAGGAGCACGTACACGCGTCTTACGCGTCGCTTTAAAGCTATCTTTAAGTTTATCTAGGTCAGAAAATAAAGACTCGTATACGTTCAGCATTTTCTTTTTGTTGCCTTTTGTGATATGACTATAAGCTTCTTTTGCCTGATCGCAAGTATTATCATAAGCATCTTTTAGAACAAGATAGTCAGATTCAATCATACCTTTAAATATAGGGATTGCATTACCTTTTAATCCATGGTTCTTAAATAAAGAAAACCCTTCGAAGCTAACTTTGTAATTTTCATTTAGCCATTCTTCTATAACATTTTCATCCCAGTCAGAGTAGATTGTTTCTAGTATTTTTAATCTAGTTCTTTCTTGAATAGAAGGTAACTTTGGTTTTTCTTTAACTGCTTCTACTCTTTCTTCTTCTACTCCAGAAGCTTCTTGGAATAATTCATTACAGATATCATGATATTTTTTCATAACTTCTGGTGAGTAAACGTATCCTCTAGACCAAATTACTGCAATGTTACCAACTCGTCTGGTTTTCCAATCGGGTAATCTACAGAAGACTTGGATCTTATCGTCATCCCAACCTTCTATATCTCTAAGATAGTCTATAGTATAAGCAACATAATCTTTGTTGTCATAAAAATAATTATACCATCCAGATGCTCTAGACCAAAGACGACCTACTGTTCCATCTTCCTGTTCTTTTAACATTTCGACTTTATCGTCTTCTGTAAAGATAGGTTCTGGTCCCATCATTTTAGCATCGAGTGAAACCCGATCCTTTCTCATCGCGATTCTTTTTTTATTTACTTTTTTTAGTGCCATAATTTTTAATAGTTAAAGAGGGTCAGAGGTCCGGATTTGATAAGGAGTTAAATAGAACGGACGTGACCCAAAACGGTTTATCTTCGCATGCGTGCAATATCGATTGCATGTTCCTTATCATGCTCGAAGATAGGTACTGCGTTTGACTTATGCATTGTCGCAATACCAATTAATTTTCTTTCCCCAGAATACTCCATCTTTTCTTTCTTAGCAGTAGCATCTGATTTCATTCGAGAAAGCCTTTTTAGAAAATCTTGTTTTTCAGCTTCTCTTCGATCTGCAGATTCTTGTGCTGCTTTAGCTTTGATCGGACATATTTTCATAGGTCTAAATGCAGTTGGCTTTTTTCTTTTAACAGGATTAGCTGCATGATTTTTTCTTTTTCTTCCTGTTGGATCATATCTTAATGATCCCATGTAAAAACTTGTTGTGCTCATAATATATATTATACCATAATTCCTAATGAATGTAAACCCCTAATTTGCAAATCTAATATAAGAGTCTAATAGATCATCACCTTTTAGCTCTTTACCAATTATTCGCAAAAGCTTACCATTCCTATATCTATGAATAGTACCATTATTATATTGAGTATCTGTAACTGGACCATTCTCTTCAATGTCATCTGCTGAAGCTTGAGTTTCATAATGCATAGATGTTAATGAATGTGAATGAATCATCTTTACACCTTTTGCCCATTTTTCTGCTTCTAAAAGAAGTCTTTGTTTTTCAACAACGCTATCATATTCGCTCATGATAATTTTTCCTCCACGTATTGCTTGACTAATTTTAGATTGTACCAAGCTGCGTTATAAATTTGGGTTGAACCATCTTGCCATTCAACGACATATCTTGGTATTCCACCGGGTGATTTATCCCTAAGGATTTTAGCATCACCGTAATTTTCAATTATTAATCTCATAGTAATCCCCATATATTAAGTAAAAATATAATATACAAAGTAATAGTTACCGATATTATTGGAGCAACATATCCCATTAGTAATCACCATCTGCAGATCTGTTAGCATTGTAAGCATCCATATAAGATGAACCTTCTAAGAATTTAGCAGTATCTTTATCTGAGTAATACATATTCTCTTCTTTGAAACAATCTAAAGAACCAGCNGTTTGATGGCCNGCTTTCTTGACTGAAGCTGTTAGCTTCTTGTGTAGTTTCATTTCTTCTTTGATTTTAGCTTTACGTTCGTCGAGCTTGACAATAGATTCTTGAAATTCTAGTTCGTCGACTGTTGTATTTAGTTTTTTAGCTTTGGCTTTTAATGCCGCTTTTTTGATTAGATCTAATCTATTCATATATAACTCCTCAGTTTTATTGTTTAATATGTGTATTATACCACATTTTCAGAGGTTTGTAAACCCCTAATTTCAATTAATTTCAAATTAATTTGTTCTTCTGTGAGATGACCCATGACATCGTCTGTTATTGGGGTAGTATAACAGAGATCACCAGTTGAATCTAACACAGCTAATTCCCATAATCCGCTTTTGAATCCATAAGATCCTTTATGTCTAATAACACTTGCGCCATAGCCATTTGGAAAGTCATATACATGTTGTATACCTCCGTGCACTTTGTTAGATTCTATCCTAAATTGTGGGTCAATCTCTATCATACTTTACCTTTTTAATTTTATAAACCTTCGCCTAGACTTAGAGAATAGAACTGATGGTTTTTTATAAATTATTTCTTCTTTTGTTCCGGTTTTAATGTAACCTACATTTTGATTCTTTTCATTAAAGATGTAGGTATGATTTGGAACATTACAATTGGATTCACTCCAATCTGTTATTTCTTTATAATAGGTATAGCTCATGCGCAGTGTACCTTATCATATATGTCGCATTCAAGTTCATCGTGAGAATTTACAGCATCTCTTGCTTTATCCTCGAATGGATCGACAAGTGCGTAAATAGCTGATTCAAGTTCATTAACTTTTTCACGAACCTTATCTACTTCATACGATATATCTACACCATTATCTTCAGCCATAGTTTCTATAGCCATGTAGATATTACTTGGCATGTCGAGATATTTAATTTCTCTAGTCTTCTCGTTGACCTCTCCAACTAAGTAACTTAGATCTTCTTTGATCTTATCTAGCTTAGTTAGTTTTTCTTTCATTTCACTTATTTGCATATTTCTACGCCTCCATAATACATTGTTATAAAATTCTTGTTATATTTTTTTCCTAACCTTTTTAAGAAATATGGTGTATCGATCTTTGCCAATACATATTCTAAAAAAGATATTTGGACTTGATACGGAAGTTTTTCTGTATCTGGTCCTGTTACAAATTTAGCTATAATCATAATCTTACCTTTGATAAACATAAACGTCCATGTGAGTAGCATGGCCGAGGGGAAGAGATTGATCATACTGTCTAGCATACTTACCATCGGCAAGAGCAGAAGTAGTTCGAGGACCACGTCCTTGACACTTAACATAGAACTGAGAATAGCTTTGACTCCCATACCCGCTTTTCTGTCCGCGGGTTCCATATTTAAATCTTCTTAATTCTTTATTGATTATTTTAACTGATTTACGAATTGTTTCTAATTCAAGCATATCTCCAGCGCTTTTAACGTGTGCTGTCATTACGTAATTTTTTGAACTTCTCATTATGATACCGCCAATTGTGTGTCAAACCATGCCTGAAGTTCACCTTCAGAAATGATGTCGCCATCTTCCATAAGGAATTCGGCTTTATAGTTTTCTTTAGAACCGCCTGAAGCACCATGCCAGGTCTCGGTCTTTTCTAATATACCAGATCTCATCCAACCAGCATTGCGGTTGTCTGTAACTTTTATAAAAGAAAAGATATTAGTATCTGTGTGATGACTAAAGTCAATTGGTGAATCCCAATCTTCACAGACCTTGTCGGAATGTGGGACCAAAGAAACATCAGTGATGTATTCATCGCAACCGCCATTAGACGATTCGAATGTCATTAAAGCCATTGGCTTGAATTGCGTAACAATAGT